GCGACCAGAACCGTTTAGCTTTACACTAACTGTAATCTGGCTAGTAACAATATTAGCAATAGACATTCCAATAACGGTAGTTTCAGTGCTTGACGGACAAGTGTAAATGGTGGCTGCGCCTGTACCAACTGCTGTATCCGTTTCGCTTAGAAATGCGTTTGCCATTTCTTACTCCTAATTTATATTAATTATACCATATTTTTATATGGATGTCAAGTGTTTTTTTATCCTAATGCAATAGCAAATGCTAGGGCAGCAGGGTCTGTCTCTGCAACTGTATAGGTTACACGCTGGTTTGCAGCATCAAATGCAACACTCGCTGAACCAGCAGCAGCGAATTGTATGCCCGTTGAATTGGTAGAAGTAAACTGTGTGCTACCACTATTGTTCTCTACAGGCAGTGATGTTGTGGAAGAAGTGATGAAGCCACTGTCATTGTTAAATCCGGATAGGTTGATATTAGCTTTGGTTAGTTTCTTCTGTGCATTAGAACTGTCAACGACAGCAAAGAAGTCACCATCACCATCTGATGTAGATGTGCTAAGTTCAGACAAGTCTACAGCAATTGTGGCTGTACCAGACGATGTAATGGTGGCATCACCAGATATGTCAATAAGATTGCCAGCAGCTACGCCTACGCTAGTAACTGTACCACTTGTTGTTGTAAAGCCACTGTCGTTGTTGAAGATACTAAGGGCAATCTCACTAGCAGCCTTACGCGACTCAGTTGTGCCATCCTGCAAAATAAACTCTGTACTACCAGAAGCAGCACCCGTCATATCAGTAAGTTCACTAAAGTCAAGGGCAAGTGTTACACCACCAGATGACCCACCACCAGACAAGCCTGTACCCGCAGTGACGCCCGTGATGTCTCCGGTGTTAGATGTAAAACCACTGTCGTTGTTGAATACGCTGATAGGAATTTCACTAGCTGGCTTACGTTTCTGTGTACCGGATGCACCACCGTCAAGAACTACAAACTCGTCAGCAGCTACAAAAGTCTGCGTCATGTCTGTAAGTTCAGTTAGGTCCACGGCAATGGTAGCCGTGCCTGACGACGTAATTGTAGTATCTCCCGTGACATCAATCAATGCGCCAGCAGCAATGGTGGCAGAAGTTACCGTGCCTGTTGCGCTAGAGAAACTGCTGTCGTTGTTGAAGATACTAAGCGGTATCTCACTAATTGCTTTACGTTTTTGTGTGCCAGATGCACCCCCGTCCAAAATGACCAGTTCGTCTCCACCTACAGCAGTTTGCGTCATGTCTGTTAGTTCTGTCAGGTCAACGTCAATAGTTGGCGTTGCAGTTTCGCCAGAATTGTTTTGCAGGTCAATCAAGGCACCTGCTACCAGACTTGCTACATAGTCGCCTGTTGTTTTAGTGCCAAGTGCGACAGCGTTATTAGCGATACCGTCTGCATCAATCTGCGGACCTTCACCCTCTGTGCCGTCGTGGCTGTGTCCACTAGAGTTATTAAAGGCGGCTTGTACGGCATCAAACTCTCCATCAAG